ATGGGACAAGAAGAATACCAAGTTGGTGTTGGTTCAGAAAGAACTTTCCCCGGCACTAGAACAGGTCTTGTTCTTGCAACCTATCAGGGTATTCCAATACTACCTGATGCAGATACTCCGAAGTCAATTAACTCTTCAGATACTGCTTTGGGTTCAAACGTTTACGTTTTGGATACCGACTATCTCGAAATTGCTATAGCTCAACCTACTCAGTATGTTGAGAATAGAGACTACTTCGCAGCCAATGCTTTGGTTGTAAGAGGTTTGCTCTACACTATGGGAGAAATGAGATGTAAGAACTTCTTTGTACAAGCAAAGATTGCTGACTTAAACAGCTAAACAAGACAGATATTTTATAAGGGGTAGATTAATTCCACCCCTTATAAATATTATTTATTTAAAAATTTAACCTTAAATATTAAGGAGAAATAAATGGCATTATCAATAACAACGTCATCTAATGGAACAGACTTTCCATCTGGAGTTATGGGTGACTTAAAATACAAGGTAATTGAGATTGACTTTGACTCTTCTTATGTTACAGGTGGTGAATCGTTAGCTGCTAGTGACATTGGATTTGATCAAATTGTATTGGCTCAAATAGAACCTACAGATGGAATGAGCTTTGCTTATGACTATACAAATAGTAAAGTAAAGGCTTATGGGACAGCCCCATCTCCTGTACAAATGACAGACTTAGATGGAGCAGCTTCCACAGGAGTAGCTGTATATCTTCATATTGATACAGTAGGAACAGATGTAGACAGAAAAATAGGTCATTTTGAATCGGTTACTGCTAACAACGCAACAGTCGGTTTTCAAGCTACTTCTGGCAATAGTGCTACAGGTACTATGTGGGATGATGACTCAGCAGCTTCCGGTGGTGTTGCTGTCTATGTAGATGAGAATGGGGATACTAATTTATCAGCAGCTAAGTTATTAGTTGTTTCAGGTACTAATGAAGATATATATGTACCAATGAGTGATGGTTCTTATCTAACTGTATATGATGATGATTCTGCTGCTTCAAATGGCGTACAATTATACGCTGATGATAACGCTTCAAACGCATACGAAAAATTAATGTTCGTAGCTCCAAGCGATGCTAATGTAAATGTTCATACATCTACAACAGTTACCGATAGGGCAGATTCAGCTGAAGTACAATCAACAGCAAACTTAGCATTACAGACCAATATAAGAGTTTTTATACTAGGTCATTAAATAATTAATTTAGAGTATTGTATTGAATCATCAATTGATTTTGGTGATTCAAACAGTACATATTTATATATGAGGAGATCAAATGTCCGAATTTAATTTTTCAGAGGGCTGGCATGGTTGGGAAAGAGACCCAAGTACCAGAACTAGTGTACATGCTATCACTAAATATTATCCTTTCAGAGCTGCAACTTCTACAAGTGCTTCAACCCTTTTAACTGTAGATAGAGGAATACCTTCTGTAAATTTAGTAACTAATCCAAGAATTGAAGATTCAACTATCAGTATGTATACTGCTACAGGGTCTGCTATTTCAAGAAGTACAGCACAGCAATCTTCAGGAGCAGCTTCATTATTAGTTAATCCTGATAACTCAGCAGCAGGGGAAGGAGCTTATTGGACATCAGATACAATAGCAGCTAAATATAATCAAGGAGAAACCTTTCTAATGGCTACTTGTGAAGTCAGAGGAGCTTCTGCAAGTGGAACTGTACATATACAAATACAAAATTCAAGTGGAACTGCTTTAGCTACATCAGATACACATAGCTTAACTACAGGTTTCGTTAAAATATCAGTAGTTTATAAGCTACCAAAAACAAGTGATCCAGCTGCTTACAGAGTAGCTGTTTTATCACAAGCCCAACATAATATAAATTGGTATGTAGATAAAATTCATGTCGAACAAAGAGCAGATGGAAACGTAGTTGACTATGTTGATGGAGCTCAAGGACTTAATTATGAATGGGAAGGAACAGCTGAAACAACTAAATCAAGAAGAAGAGCTGGCTTGGAAATAATAAGAGGAATTTTTATTAGAAATGAATCTACTACTGTAGCTGATATAGTATATGTAGCTTTTGATCAGACAGCTACATCAACAACAGGAATAGCAGTACCCGGTGCTGGAACAGGCTCAAACGCAGAATTCTATTCAAATTGGCCATTAGACTTTAGAAGTAAAGTTTCGGTCATAGCAGCCCAAAGTACTCCCACAGTTAGTGGAGTTATTTGGGGAATTCATTCAGGATAAGGAGAATAATTTATGGCTTCAACAATTTCAGCAGCAACATTAACAGTAACAATTACTGAAGCAGTAACCTTAAATGGTTACGATCAGGGCTCTTCAAACAGCTTAACTATATCTAGTATTAACGAAGTAACTAAAAGAATAGTAACTTGCCCAGCAAGTAATACTACAACTCTTGTAACTTTCAAAGCTGATGTATATGATGCAGCAGGAGCAATGAATCTGGCAGATACTAAGTATATTAGAATAACAAATATGGATGATACTAATGCTTTAGAACTAGCAATAGTAGGAGCAGCAAAAAATTATCAAGTAGAGCTTGGAGCAGGAGAAAGTCATATATTAGGAGGCCCTGATAATGTATTTGATGCTGAAGCAGATAATGACCCAGCTTTTGGAACAATGTTAGATATAGTTACCATCCAAGTAAATCCCGGTGGGAATGCTATAGATGTAGAACTATTTGTAGCTAGTGAATAAAGGACTAACCTATGACAACTAAAATAGATAAAGACACTTGGTCTAAAGCCTTATACCAATTCGTAGAAGATGATGCTGAAATTCTTCCATTAGAGAAAGCAACTGATGGAAGGACTACAATGCAAGAAATTGGGGGAGCTTTAGAAGAATATAAGAAACTGTTTAAAGCAGGAATAGCCTCAAAAGGTGAAGTATTAACTTTATCAAGAGCTTTTCCTGATAGCCCTGAGTATACAGAAGCTGCCAAACCTTTTCTAGATAGTGAACCTATGGTAGTTGGAGGGCCAGCCTCTGTTGATTTAATCGATAGAGAAGGTCATAGGATTACTTCAAACGCTTTAAAGAATGCTTTTACAAATTATATGAAGAGTTTTAGAACTAGGAACGCAATGGTTTTGCATTCTGATGTTCAAGTAGGTTGGTGTTTACCAGCTTATATAAGCAAAGGTGGACAAATATTTAAAAGTGGAGTAGACGATAAAGGTTTATTCTTTGTTTGCGAAATAAGAGATGATACTCGAATTGCTAAGAGAGTCATGGAACAAGTGAATGAAGGGAAACTAAAGAGTTATTCAATCGCTGGAAGTGCCACTAAAGTAGAAAATGTACAGAAAGGTTTAGTACCATATGTGCGAGTAGATGATATGGAATTAGCTGAAGTAACTGTATGTGAGAAGGGTGTTAATCAATCAGCTTCTTTTGATTTATTAAAAGCTGAAGAAGATGAGGAAGGGAAGGAAGAGATAAAAATAAAGATACCTGAACTTAAAAAAGAATTATTCTTTAAATCAAATGATGATATAGATTTCTTAACTACCTTTGTAAATTATAATAATACTGTTATAAACAAAGCTAAAGACCCATTAACAACTAAAGAAGCCTTTACTACCTTACATAATTATGGGGGAAGGTTGGAGGAACATCACGAATTATTAGAGAGAATGAAATTTCCTGATGAAATAGCCCCTGAAACATTAAGATATTCAAGTATAATACATGGGAAAGAAGAAAAAGATGGGAAGGCAATAAAACCAATAAAACCCGGAATTGTAAATCAAGCAGGTGAAATGCTTGGAGATAAACATGATGAATCAGCTCCTACTTTTAAAGGAAGTTCTAAAAATAAATCTAGAAAAAAGACAAATACAATTTCAATGACTAAAGCTTTTATAGATTTTGAAAAGAGACTTAGAAAGAAGAAACAAAAGAAAGCAGGTATTGGAAATCTTAGTTGGGCTTCGGCTTTATTGGCCGGCCTAATGATGCCCATAGCTCCTAAATATAATCCAGCAACATCGAGTTTTGAATGGAATTAACAATGTGGTCGGTCACAGATGATTATATGGCTCTTTGCGAGTGTGAATTAGGGATGTGTGGAGTAGACCATTGTATATGTGAATGCGAATGTGAATGTGAAGAATATAGTACAAATGTAGAATGTAATTGTATGTGGGAAGGAGTGAAATGAAAAAATGGAAAGTATCGTTATTAGCTACAGTAATAGCAGGGTCAACTATATTAGCAATAGTAGGATATAGAGAACTAATTAATAGTGTAGTTAATAGTATAACAATAGATTCATTAAATAATGAGTAAAAGAAACACAGGAAAGAGATCAATAATGTCACCTTTCAAACCTCAAATTTTTATAGCTTTATTAATGCTTTCCCTACTTGGTGGGGTAGGTCTTTATTATGGGCATGTTGAAATTACCACAGGTTGTGTGGGGGGTGTTATTGCTCTAGGAATGAAACTTTTAGAAAACGAATAATTGGAGACATTATGAATTTACCTTTACTTCCGTTTAGAATGATTATGCTTATCGTAATAGCGACTGTTGGAGCTTTTGTCGGTGGTATAATTAGTGCTTTAAGACTTTTAATTAAATGTTCTTTTGATGGGAAAATAACTAAGAAAGAGCAGGAACAGGTGGAAAAGATCACTTGGGCTGCAACATGGAAATCTATGGGAGCAATGCCATTTATAACTGTTTGTAGCGATTGTGGTGACAACTGTACCTGTAAATAATTAATATTAAATAACATGAGAATTCCCTTTAGCTCCCCCATAAGTTAAAGGGAATTTTTTATATGTATTGACAAGATTAAATTGATTAAGATATAATATAC